CGGATAGAAGGTCGGGTCGATACGTTTCCCATTCAGGATATCCGCCGCCTTTGAGTGGTACTCATAGCAGATGCTGTTTCTGTCCGTTCCCACCGTCGTGATCAGGAAGAAGAACGGCTGTGTGCGAGCATCGCCGGACCCCTTGGTAAGGACGTCTACCAGATTGCGGTTGGGCTGGGCGTGGAGCTCATCGAGAACAAGCGCCGACACGTTCAGGCCGTGTTTGGTGGAGATTTCTGCCGACAGAACCTGATAAAAACCGGCATTGTCGTAGTTGACCAGCCGCTTCCCAGCAGCCATGATCTTGCTGCGTTTCAGTAAGGCTGGCGTCATCTCAACCATGCGCCGCGCTACGTCAAACACAATAGAGGCTTGCTGGCGGTCCGCGGCGGCCCCATAAACCTCTGCTGATGGCTCCCCATCAGCGTAGAGAAGATAGAGAGCGATGGCAGCGGCAAGCTCGCTTTTCCCCCGATTTGTTCGGCACAGGTCGCTACGCTGTACCGGTCGAATCGACTCCTTCCTGTTTCCAGGAAGCGCAGACTATATCTTCATCCATATGGATGCTCACCACTTCGGGACGCTTGTCCCTACTCCCGTATGGGATAGTCGTTGAACCTTCCCCTGTTCGGGGCTTGGCTGCTGATTGCCCATTTCTACTGTTGGCATTTAGGATTTGACCGTGTGCCATCCAGCTGCTTCTTTCTGCTTTCGCCGCATTCGCGCCCAGCCATTTCATGCCCACGCTGTAGCGCAGCTGGTTTTAGGGTTTTCCAGCAATTCAGTGAGTTTTTTTACGATCACATTCCTGTGAACGAGAACTATCAGGTAATTCTTCTTCGGAATCTCTACATACGCCGTGCGGAACTGTCGGTAACCTTCCTCCGTCACAACGCCGAACACATCGCGGACGATTCTTTCCTGCCATGGCAGGAGCCAGAAACGTTCCTCTGCCCATCGGCCCTTTGTATGGCGCAGGTTCTCTATGAAGCGGACGGCGCGGTCCGCTTTCGCCTCGTCATAGTGTGACGTGGGCAGCATGAACCGCGTCGGCTTGTAATCGGTCAGCTTCGGATAGTTGTCTGGTCTCTTCTCCATCATCTGCCCCCCAGCAGCTCTTCCATATCGTCTTTCACGCTCCCGCCTGGTTCGCCGGCGATCAGGCGGCTACGGGAAGAAGGCGTCAGGCCGAGCTGCTCCGCACAGCGATTCATGATCTTCTGGTAGGTTTGCGAGATGGACACATGAGGCAGCTGCTGCACATAGCCCGCTGGCGTCATACTGACGTAGCCGTGGGATGTGATGAATTCCTCCGCCGCTTTCCATCGCGCGTAAGCCTGGCAGTAGGAAGCGAACACGCTCATATCCGCCTCGGTCAGAATGCCGAGCAACTCCAGCTTGTGGGACAAACGACGCCACTCCCGCTTTGCGTCAGGCTCCAGCCATTTTGGACACGACGGAGCCTTCTTTGCGGGTTGGGGTTCGCGTGTATTAATAGGTCTCTTGCCCGGATTCCCTTCCAGTTTTCTAATGGCCGACGGGATCGGGCGTCTGCCAGGAACTCCCATATCGGACACCTCCAAAACAAAAACACCAGCCTTCGCTGATGTTAGTCAGTCTCTATACGAGCAACAGCGCCATGCGGCGCCATGCTCTGTGTTGGTCGTTTACCTTGCCTTCTCTTCCAGCCAGTCGGCGTATTCGCTTTCCAGCTCCGCCTGCTCGATGATCCCGTAAGCCGTGGTGAACCTCGCCCGCTGGGCTTCGATCTTCTCGGCGTTCTCATCGCCGTGCTGCATCATCCAGATCAGGTTGTCCCGCTCCGTCGCCGTGGTGTCAAAAAGGATCTCTTTCAGCTGTTCCATCTTCATGCCCTCCTCAGCCCTTGATCGTGTTGGCCTTCGTGATGGCCCACTGGATTGCGTTCCCTTCATCCGGGAAGAATTCTTCGCTGACCGCCGTCAGCCTGATCTCGCCCTCGCAGGAAAGATCGTCATCGGTGTGGGTGTATACCGCGGCGAAGTAGCTATTCTCGCCGTTGCGGAAGAAGTATCCAGCCAGAAGAACATGCCTCCCAAAGTTCAGGGTGTGCCTCCAGTTGCAGGCCAGGTCTTCGGGCGTCGTGATCTGCGGCAGCCGGTAGGTGCGTGCAAGCTTGTCCAGGTTTGTCATGGTGGTTGCCTCCCTTGCGGTTTTCTGTATATTACAATAAACTGCAGTGGGACAGGTGTAGTTGACGATAACTCCGGACGTACTTTTACACATCCAATGAGGGCTTCGTGCCGTCATCTTCCCTGATGACCATCAGCGAACCGCCGATGTTGACAAAGGATTCGGGCATCCAGAATAGCTCGGCATACTTCTTTGCGAGATCCATAGGGATGTCCGTAAAATCATCACGGCTGAGACCCACGAGATAGAAATTGCCACGGATGAAATGATATTCATCTATGTAACGATTCCACTCCAAACTTGCGTCGCTCAGCGAATTGTCGCCGGCGATCAATCCGATCTCATCTTCCCACGGGTATGTGGCTGTGATATAATCCCCCACCAGCGCTTGGAGGTTTTCCAGCGTATGCGGCACGGTTTTGAGGTACGGATGCTTACCTGGTTCAATCATCAAAACAGTGATCGTTTTCTCCATCTTCGCCGCCTCCTACTGCGCCAGCATGGCGATTTCCTGCTGGAGGATGACATCCTCTTTGGTGATCTGATCCTCAGGCCGACCGAAGCGGAAAGCGCTGTCACCGGGTAGGCGATGCATGAGGTATTTGCGGAGTCCCCTGTATTCCTCTCCGCTGAACCCCATCCGAATTGCCCACACCCGCATCGCAAACTTGGGATTGTCGTCCCGCCTGCGCTTGGATGTCACGCGCTTCATCTTGTTGGCGAACCGGCACATGCCGCAGAGAAATTGAGAAACGTACTTCAGTTCCTCCGGCTCCAGCTTCCCAAACCAGGGGAAACTGATCGCCTCGTCCGTGACCTCGATCTCCGTGGTGTCGATGTCGAACGCCATTCTGAGAATCGTATCCTTGGCGTATATCAGCTTCCTCAGGTTTTCCAGTCCGCTGTCCGTCAGAACACTGCGCGGGATAGAGATCGTCATGGTGATCTCACCGTCCGCGAGCGTTTCTTCCGTTTCAACGTTGATCTCTGCTTCCTCCGTTGGGGTCTGAGGCTCATCAGAGGGCTGGGTGCTTTCGATGGGATGGGTGTTTTCGGTGGGCTGGGTGCTTTCCGCGGGCTGCGTATCCATGGTTGTCTCATGCTCGTCAGTGGGCTGCGTCTCTTGGACTGCCTGCCCCTCTGCCTCATAGCCCATCATGGAGAGCTTTTCGATCAGCTCCTCCAGCTGCTCACGGTCTACGTTGTCATCAACCTCGATATTGCCTTCCCGCGTGATCGTGGCGAAACCGACCTCGTAGGCATATCGTGGTATTCCGATGTAGCGTGGGCGTACTTCCAGAATTCCCGAAACCGCCTTGACGAATGGCTTGCGGGCTGCGTCGCTCTGACGGTAGAAATATGTGCGCACGGCATTGTCCTCCTTATTGATTATTGGGGCCGCACCGCCCCTCAGGTGACCCAATATTACCTCTGAAGTTCACAGATATCCACGTCAGCGGCGATACGTTCTCGATAACATGTAATCTACAGCCCATCAGCCCATACGATGCCCGCCATCACGAAATAAAACGCCGGCAACGCGATGCCATTGCCGAATAACGTGTAAACAGCTCCATCCGAGTAGGGATCATGCAGCCATTTCACGATCTGGCTTCTGGTTTTGGGTTTGCTGTCCGGTTTGGCAACCTTCCGATAGGTCTCAAACACATCCGTCCAGAAGTCGATTTCTTCTTCGGTCGGATTCTCTGTTCCGAGATCAGAGCACCACCAATCCGGGAAGCCCTGAAGGCGCGCCGCTTCTATCGGGGTGATGCGACGCACACGGTATTCAAGCGCGCCATCTTCCGCATCAGGTGCATTGACCACTGCCG